GTTTGATGGCATAAATAAATTCTGTTGCCTTCTGCTGTGATTTGGATACGATCATGATTCGCACATTTGGATCCATACAGATTCGGTACACGGGGTAGTCGATTGAGGTTGTCATCGATTTAGCGTGTTCCGGGGGCACATTCACCAGCACATACTGGGTGCGGCCTTGTTCAAATTGCATAGAGGTATGCATCCACTCAGGCTCATTACCTTCAAGAAGGTTAATGATATTCATCTGGTGTGGGAAAGTCTCAGCTTCTAAATACTCCTTGCGAAAATCGCGAAAGGACATCGTGAGAGATTCATCGGACTGGATACGACCCTTTTTGGATCTAGCAGCACGGATCGTGTCAACTTGCTCTTTGAACTCTTTATCGGTGGAGCGGTAGTAATCCCATAGCTTTGCTGAGCGGCCTACTTGCCTCATGGCATCTTCAACCGTACAGCCTTCAGTAATCAGGCGAATAACTCTAGCCTTGATCTTAGCTGTCTCTTCTTGCTTACTCATAACTCTCCTCGCCAGCTTCGCTGGCGTGATCGCCAAAGATTTTTCATTGGGTTTAGCGGTTCTAGAAAAGAACAGACTACTGGGCATTTACTAGGGGTACTTAGTCTGCCTTCGCTCGCTAGGGCTCGCTACGGCCCCCTAAGGGCCGTTATAGTCGTCTAATTACTTTCCAGTAATTATCCTCCTATATACAATAAGCCGGGATAAGTAGTGTTTATCCCGCTTTTGGTACTGTGAGTTACATCACATAGAAACCAATGTATCTATATCCGTGTATAAGTGCTGGTCAGAGTGCATATCAGAGATCACAGCTCCTATCAAAAATATCTTTCTGGGTACATATACATGGCCCCCGACCGCATTATTAGCACTCGGGTCATTTCTTTGCAGGGTGTGTCGAGCAGGGGGTCTGCCTGACTTACCCCTACCCCATACGGGCAGACTTGGGCAGACTTGGCAGGGTCTAGGGGCTGAGGCTTGGAGACTAAGACTCTTTCAATGTTCGCCGTCTAAGTAATCGCCTAACACTTGGGGCATTACTTGGGGCAGGGCTTGGCACTAATCGAGGGGGCAAGGGCAGGGCAAGGGGCAGGGAATCGGCAGACCTTGAGGGCTTGGGGTCTTGGGTCTTGGCCTCGGGTCTTGTCCGGAATCTGACTATGTCCGGAATCTCTGGAATCTCTGAAAGCCTTGTAATCCGCTTACTTTCGAGGCCTCGAGATTAGGCCAACACGATCTCGGGAATGCTTGAGATTTACGAGCTGAGGCCTCATACTTGAGGTGTAAGGGAATCTCTCCCTTATTCATTACCTACAGAATGAGGCTCTACTATGAACGACATCAAGACCGATTTACCTACTCACCTCGAGGCTAAGAATGCACTCGATTCTCTTCTCGATTCATTCCAAGATTCGAGAATGCTTGAAGAGGTAGCAATCAAGACCGCCACTCTTGGAATCGCTGAGAGTGTGCAGATTCGCGACTATGCACTCGGGGCGATTGGAATCGCTTTAGATTCTGAAGATTCTCTCGACTTCATAAATGCGATTCAATTACTCGGGCAAGATTCGGCAGCACTCGAGGCGATTCGAGGGGCTTATCTTTACGAGTTAGGCAATAAGACCGAGGCCAATAAGGCACTCGATAAGGCTTTCGAGTTACAGAATGGACACTCACTCGCTCTTCTCTTGCGCCGAGTCTTTAGTGCTGGCTGGCCTTGCGAGTCTTTCCGTTCAATGCGTAACGAGTTACACCCTCGAGTCGAGGCAGGTCTGAAAGACCTCGAGGAGGTGTTGGTCAATGCGAGCAACTAATCCCGTAATTACTCTCCTCGATTCCGAGACTCGAGAGGTGCTTGTATTCGCACCTCTTAGCAAGACCCGACTCAATGCCCTAGTAAAGGCATACTCTCGGGCAGGTATCGAGGCCGTAATCGCTTAGGCCGTAAAGTGGGGGCAAGGCCTTAGGTCTTGCCCTTGCTTTATGTCTAAGAGATTCCCACCGGAATCCTCGAGGCATAACCAACCAACCTACAGAATGGATACAAGATGAAAGATGAGAAGAAAGCGCAAGAGTTTAGACCTCGCGACACAAGCGAGACCCTCGCTCAACTCGGGAGAAATAATCTCTTGGCGATTAGTGGGGGAAGAGTAATCAAGCGCGAGAGTGGCGTTACCTTGCCCGTATCTAATGGGTATTCCGTAACGATTGACCTCGCTTGGAATGATACTTATACAGTAAGAAGAATCTTTACTCGTAGCGGTAAAGAAACTATAAAAGAGCTGGTAAATGTTTACGCCGAGGACTTGCCCGAGGTTGCTTATTTTGCCTCTTGCTTTAGGTCTCACCCTGATTGGGGTAACAAGACTTGGCAAGATACTGTGAACGGGAAGGAATCCGCCTAATGAAACTAACTAAACGAGGCGAGATAGTTCTCACGATCTCTTTACTAATCAACGGGGCGATTCTTATCGGTCTGCTTATGTGGGGTCTCGACCACCTGAATTGGGTCGGAGACCACTACTGCTTCAAGTCCTCTCTCGAGTGTTATTTTGGGGGTGAGTGATTAGATGCCAATCTATACAATGGAGGTGGTAACTCAAGTCCTCACTATCACCGCCGATAATGCAGAACAAGCCGAGGAGAAATACGCGGCTCACTTTGATTACAGCGAACCTTGCCCTTGCGGTGAAGGCGGTTGCGATTGCGTTGAAGATAGCGAAGATTGCTACCACATCACTACAGAAGAAGGTGCAGAATGAGGATTCCAACGAAGGCGAAGTGTCCGGAATGTTCTCGGGTCTTCGACCTGCTAGATGATAACGATTGCCAAGAGTGGGCTTATGGCCACGATTGCGAGGCATAAGCGGTGCTAACTATTCACGCTGGAGATTGCTCGACCGATTGCCCGACTTGCGTGGCGAATTGTGATTGCCCTAAGTGCAAGAAAGGGGGTGAGGAATGAGCGTTCATAAAACTTGGGTCGTGATTTATTCAAGCGACCCTCTCGCAACACACGACTTGGCAACAAGACTCGAAGGGCTTGAGTGGTGGATTACCGATAGGGATAACAGCGAAGAAAGCAAGACAGCGACTCGAATGATTGACCTAACGCAACTAAAAGATTAGTAGCCGATAGGGCAGGGGGTTATCTCCCTGCCTCTTCGGGTGTTCATCTGAATACCAACCAACCTACAGAAAGAATGATAATGAAGATAAGTGATAGCAAGATAGAAGTTATCGAGGCTGATAATTTCTCTATTGAAACTAAATACAGAATGACCCTGAAACACGAAGATGAAACTGTCCATTGGATTGGATTCATTGGTGAGTATGGAATGGTAAGTGAATGGTGGAGTGCAGACGAGAAGAGAATTGAAGAACCCGATTGGATTGACGGGGAAGATTCTTTATTCGACATAGCAGAAGAGAAGTGCAAGGAGAATGAAAAGAGCTTCGATTGGCTCGTTACTAAAGTTCTCGAGATCTGTCCGAGTGCAACTTTCGAGAGAGATAATGAAGGCCAAGTTGTTATCTATACAGGACTCGAAGAAGATGAGACTGGCACACTAAAGAAGTTAGAGGTGGATAATGCCTAAGTATCGAGTAACCCTGAAAGAGATAGTCCTACACGAGTTGTTTATTGAGGCAGATAACGAGTCTGATGCACGAGAGATTGCTCGTGGAATGGACTCGCCTGAAGGCTCAACCGAGGTGCAAGGTGCTGGCTGGGTAGAAACCGGCGACATTCTAGAAGTGGGTTACTACTGCTTCGATTGTGGTTGGGAAGATTCCAACCATACTTTCTTTACTGAGGTCAATGGAAAGTTCTATTGCTCTATTCACTTTAGTAAATGCTGTAAATCTTTATCAACTTGGAAAGATTGCAGAGAACACTTGGAGTCTCCTTGTTATGAGACCACTTGCGATAAGTGCCACGAGGTTACTTGGGCTGAGTGCAAGGAACACGAACTCGGAGTTAGGGGGGTGAATGTATGAGTTATGCATACCGAGTTACTTTCGTAACTGACTATCTGACTATCACTACAACTGTGGAGTTAGAGGCTGATGATTCTTTCCAGAATCTAAGCAACGAGGCCTATGAGCAAGCGGCTATTTGCGGTATGAACAATGTCCAAGATTCGATTGGCAAGATAGATGAGTCAATTATAAACGACATAACTGTAACCCTGCTACTTGATGATGAGGAGGTAGAACTAAATGAAGGATAAGTGGCTAGTAACGATTGAGATAGATACCTATGACGGAGATCCGCGCTATTGGGATTGGGTCATAATCTTTTCCGGCAAGGAAGACATAAAGATAATCAGCAGCAATCGCAAGGGTCGCGTATTTCCTACACAAGAGGGAGAGAGCGACCAAGACTCGATTTCGTGGGGTGAATTGGCGGAACTCACACACGCCACTCAGCTCGAACGATTCAACTGGTGTTCTTGCGAAGAGCAGGAAGACTTTCCATACAGCGACTGCCCTAGAAAGGTGGTCTAGTTGATAGGCTTTGGACTATTCATACTTACATTCTTTACCTTGCCTCTTGGAATTACCGAGGGGCAACCATTACTAATAACGATACCTCTCCTCGCTTGGGGAGTGGCTATCTTGTTTGGGGGATAAATGCACCGACTAACACTCGGTTTGGTTGCGTTGGGGCTGGCTCTTATGCTTGCCCCAACTGCACCCATAACCGCAAGAACAGAACCAACACAGAATCAAGTGCCTATTTTGATTAGAGTTCCAGACATTGAGATCACCGATCTCCCATTGGCTTGGCAAAAACTTGCCACCTGTGAGTCCGGTCAAAGACACAATGCCGTCAGCGGCAAACGCGATCAGTTCCAAGGATATTTTCAGATTGAATATCCCCGGACTTGGAAAGCCCACGGCGGCACAAGCGGCACACAACCCAAGAATGCAACGCTAAGAGAACAGTTCGCTGTAGCTCTGCATATATATGTAAACCGAGGCCATAGTCCTTGGCCTTACTGTGGAAAATTCCTCAAGGAATACTATGGTAAGTAATTGACAATGCCGTAAGCGGCATTAGAATGGTACAACTAAGACCCCTCCGGACTGTAGGCCGTGAGGGGTCTTAGTCTTTTTATCCCCTTGGATTCTCTATCGAGTAGAAACCGCCAGCTTTGAAAATCGTAGGCGTTGCTGTCCACTTGCGATTGAATTGTGAATGACAGTTATCGCAAATGTATGTCTCTTCAGGATCAGTTATCTTGCGTTCGATCTCTCGAACATCACCGCAACCCGGACATTCGTATTCGTATGTAGCCATTAGTTTATGTAACTCCCTCTGAACTTGCGTAGTGCATCTTCCGGCACACAATAAAGCTCTGGCCTCTTCCAGTCTGGCTTGTCTAAGAACTCTGGTTTCTTAGCATCACCACCCATGATCCAACCAATGAGTTCATAGTCCGGCATACCACCCTTGACCAATACAAACTTCACATCATCATCAGCTTCAGGTCTGATTAACAACCTGCCATTCTGGTGCTTGGTAAACTTTACATCTATATTCGGCTTTATATCTACACCATTCTCACCAAAGTTTGCACCCCAGTAAAGACCAAGATACTTAGCAACTGCAATCTCTGATCCACATCCATCAACATCTAAAAGTATTCGCTCCCAAGGATTCATATCCTTAAGGCCATGCATCTGTGCGTTCTTCATGGTAGATACATATCGTTCAATCGCTGTGTTCGCTGCGAGTACCACCTCGTAGCGTTCTAGCGTTACCTTTAACCCCAAGGCGTGGGCCCACCTAGATGGTCAATCATTTTGCGTAAAGCTTTCTGAATCTTTCTATCAACTGTAGAGTCTGAGTACCCCATCTCTGTTGCTATATCCGAGAGGATCATTGGAGATGCACCGTATCTACTGGTGAGTATGAGTTGCTGTTCATCATCCAATAATTCAAATGCAGATCGTATGTCTATGACCATGGCTAATACATTGCCACCCTCACTAGGCACCGGTGGTTTACGAGGAGTGCCATCATCAACTCGATCAATAAGAACTGCACCCTGCGATTCAAACTGCAACGCTACCGGTAGTAGTGATGCCAAGGTTATGGTGTCGTAGAAGAACTCATCACCTGTTGAATAGCCTAGCTTTGCTGACTTCTCTTTACGAGAATACTTTTCTATGTGCCTACGGAACCGAGCCATCAACCTGCGAGCAACCCACTTGGTCTCTTCTTTGCTGACTTCATACGATGCATCAAGTGACTCAACCAATTTAGGTCGCTGGATTATATACATCCTCAGCTCTTGCTCGAGGTCGCTGCGTTCTACATAGTCATGAAATCTACGATGGATAAATGCAGAGGTGATCTTTACCAGATCCTCGATATGCTCGTCAGCCCGTTCGGTCATTCTTCTTCTAGCTCTATGAGTGCATCCATAACAAACTTAGCAACGAATACCACCAATGTAATTACAACAAGTGGTGTCAAAAAAAATATGATCTTCTTCATGGCTGGTTATTCTCCGGCCATGTGCCACGAGTAACCATCATGGCAATGATGCAATAGTTTGCTAGATCTTTGAAGGAATCCTCAATGGATTCATGCTCTGGATCATGCCCAGATGCCAACAGATTCTTTAGCCGCTCTAACTTATCACCCATGCGTACCATTAGGCCGTTGATAGGGCCACCGAAGGCATTGTTGATGTTGCCGGGGCCGTAGTCACGCTGCTTACTAATGAGTAAGTTACCAAGCTCATCGATAATATCCCACGAGTCAGTAACAAACTTGTTCATCATCGGGTCTGCGGTAGTTGAACTACTATCTCGAGGGCCAAAGGCTGACTTGAGCTTTGTTTTAGGCTGAGGATTTTGAGACCTAAGTCCTCCAATAATTTCCTTAAAATCTCTGTCGTCATTTGATCTACTGATTCCATCCTCATACTCGCTCATCGATTCCAAGCCTCCTTCGTAATCCTTCTAAACCCTCATCTAATACTATAGAGTTTACATCACTTCCGAGTGGAAGTGCTATCAATTCAGCGTGTTCAACCTCCTGTAATACTTTCTCTGCCAATTCCATTCCGGGATTAGAACCATCTTTCTTATCGTCATTATCTGCAAGAACAACAACTCTTCGGTAGCCACTAAATAACCTATTGAAGTGTGGCTTCCAAGCTTTGACCCCTGCCACTCCAACTGCTGGTAACAACTGACTTGCAACGACTGCATCCAGTTCTCCCTCGCAAATAGCAACGATGTCACTAGGCTTCTGTAGATCTATAGCATTGAATAACCTTGCAGGTTGATGCATTGGTGCCATGTATCTTGGCCCCGGAGAATCATCTACCCTGCGAAACTTAAACCCTGCTACACCATTGACCACTCGGTATGGGATAGCAAGCCATCCAATAAATTGGGAATGGCTAGGATCACAGTCGACTGGTACGGTTCCGAGCAGATGCTCGCTTGCCAGTTCTTGACTGAAGCCCCGGCCTTTTAGATAAGAGACCGTCTCCTCGTTTATTTTCTTGTGATAGTTCAATGCCAGATCGTTTAGCAATGTCAACCGCTCTATCGAAAGCAACACGAAAGTCCACCCCTTCTTTCCACATTAGTAATGAGTATGCATCTCCACCTATGCCACAGGTATGGCAGAAGTAAAGCCCTGCCTTCTCTCCATCTGTACTCATTACGGCAGATCGATGAGAGTCCTCGTGAAAGCAACATCTAACTGGCTTTGAATAGCCGTCTCTTACTTCTCCTCCGTAGTGCTGGATTACGGCCTTGAGAAGATCGGGATCGGCAGCCATTAGTAATTCTTTCTGACTGGTTTCTTCTTTGTTGTTGCTCCTAAACTGGCAAGGTAGCTATTGAATTCAGCCACCTGTCGTTCCATCTTTTTCTGTTCAATCCTTGCATCTAGTGTGTAATACAGATGCTCTAAGAAATGATAGAGAGCAACACCTGCAATGACTACTAATACACTTACTACTGTTTCCATTTTACTACCTCCACGAATGTATCGAGTTCCATTATTACGAATGACTTACCTACTGATGATTGCCTACGCTTTGCAATAACTATTCCTACTGCTGGCGTTGACTTTCTTTTCTTTACCCAGTTCTTTGATTCTTCTACTGACTCTTGGATCCATGGCCCCGGCTTGAATGACTTCTCATTCTTTGCCTCGACAACTATGAAAGTCTGAATATCTTGGGCCCATAACCACAGATCCCCTTCATCGCTGGTT